CTCTTTTTGTTCCACGAACTTTTAGATAGTCATAAAAACTTAAAACAAATTGCCCATTGAAAGCATAATCAATTGCTTTTTCTACGTCGTTACAAACTTCGTAAAGATTATTATCCATTAAACTAGTTTTTGCTCCTGTAGATATTGAACTGTATCAGAGCAACCACCAATGTGCTTATCATCAACGATTACTTGAGGAAATGTAGAACCATTTCCAAATTCTGCATAGAATTCTTCGCGAGTAAAATCATTATTCAATTTATAAACTACATGTTGTAGTTGTGCCAACTCTAGCACCTGTTGAACTTTTGTGCAATATGGGCAACCATCTTTTGAATAAACCGTAAACTTCATAATTCTTTATAAAACTGAAAGTTATTTAGCGTTAAATGGAACTCCTTGTCCTTCAGGTAACCATACTTGCTGCTGAAGTTCTATGGGTGGAAGTTCTTCTTTTGCAGCAGGCAATCCCTGTTGTCCAGGAAGTTGTTTATCTGTTGTTGATGTAACTGTAATTACTTGATCCATGATGAATTTTTGCTTTCGATAAATTCTTTTGTCTGGATCAAAACCAATCATTGCAAGTGCATCATTTTCTTCACCGCAATGAGCAATTACTCTACCTGTGGTTTTATCTATCACCACCCAATAATCATACATTCTTTTTCTTCTTATTGTTTTTTGTATTATAGGTTTCTTTTGATGGTCTGTAAAGACCTGGCCAAGTATCACGAATGATCTCTGCTAATTTATATGGAGTTGTAGATGATATCATAAATCCTGAAGTATAGACATAAAAAACATAAAGAATCCAAATGCTATAAAGGAAAAGAGTATAAAGAACATAAAAAAAGGAGTTCCTAGAACTCCTCTTATTTATTTTTTAGAGTGCATTACCCCTAGGCAAGACTTCCTCAGGAAATACAAAATTTTCATGGATTTGATCTACCGGCGCCATCCAAGCACGTAACCCCTCATTCAATAATATATTTTTTGTGTAAAAAGTTTCAAATTCAGGATCTTCTGCCGCACGAATCTCCTGACTTACAAAATCATAAGCACGAAGATTAAGGGCAAGACCAATGATACCAATGCTGGAAGTCCAAAGACCCATGACAGGCACAAATAACATGAAGAAATGAAGCCAACGCTTGTTGCTAAAAGCAATACCAAAAATCTGAGACCAGAATCGATTAGCAGTAACCATTGAATACGTTTCTTCTTCCTGTGTAGGTTCAAATGCTTTGAAAGTGTTTGCTTGATCACTATCTTCAAATAGAGTATTTTCTACAGTTGCTCCGTGAATTGCACAGAGTAGTGCTCCTCCCAGAATACCAGCAACTCCCATCATATGGAAGGGGTTGAGTGTCCAGTTGTGGAAACCCTGAAGAAACAAAAGAAACCTGAAGATTGCTGCCACACCAAACGATGGTGCAAAGAACCAACTGGATTGACCCAGAGGGTACATCAGGAATACGCTGACGAATACAGCGATAGGACCAGAGAATGCAATTGCGTTGTAGGGACGGATACCTACCAGACGAGCAATCTCAAACTGACGAAGCATGAATCCAATCAGAGCGAAAGATCCGTGGAGCGCCACAAAAGGCCAGAGTCCCCCAAGTTGGAACCACCTGACGATATCCCCTTGAGACTCAGGACCCCAAAGTAGAAGAAGAGAATGACCCATAGCATCTGCAGGCGTCGAAACAGCTGCTGTGAGAAAATTAGCGCCTTCAAGATAACTAGACGCCAACCCGTGGGTGTACCAGCTTGTAACAAACGTTGTGCCAGTAAGCCAGCCACCAAGGGCAAGATAAGCAGTGGGAAAAAGTAATAGTCCAGACCAACCCACAAATATGAAGCGATCGCGTTTAACCCAGTCATCCAGGACATCAAACCATCCTCGTTGTTGAATTGGTTGTGAAAGTGTTGAAGAAGTCATAACCTCCGTTATCGTTTCTCATATTTATCTTAACATTCCTTAATAAAAAGGTCAATAGAGATTTCTACCTATCCACAATAAATTACTCCAAGAGTAAATAAAACAAACACAAGAACTGTGAATACCATCATACCTACACCTGCCCAGATTACCCAGTTAGGCATAGGTTCGTTTTGAGTATTATGAGACATATTATTGGTGCTTTTGTAGATATTTAATATACTCCGCAAAGAGACTTATACTATCATCTGCTTGACCTAATATCATATTACACCTCCTACAAAGAAGTTGACGAACTTTACCAGTTTTATGATCGTGATCTACACAAAGTTTTTTCCATTTACCATCACCAGGTTTTTTACAAGTGGCACATACACCATTTTGATTTTCGTACATCTCCTGATGTTCCTGAAGAGTTATACCATAATTTCTTTTCAAGTCATTATTTCTTGTGCGTTCTGGATTTGCTTGATGTCTTGCTTTTACCCTTGCTTTATCACAGTCTTTACAAGCAGAGTGCCTCCTACCTGTTTTCTTATCACGCATATAGAACTCTGTAATGTTCTTCTCAACACCACAAGTCATACAGGTTCTATACAGGTCGGAGTATAGTTTAGTCATTTCGTGCTTTCTTTCGTGCTTAAATATTTATAAAAAAAGGAACTCCGAAGAGTTCCCCTTTATTATATTACCCGATGGTTGGTGCAGTCAAGGCAACAGGAGTGTTGCTAGCAGCAGCAAGATCAAGTGGGAAGTTGTGAGCATTCCTTGGGTTTTAACCTCTGTCGCCAGAGGGAGCGGACTATATCATCACTCATAAGAGTGTCGGACGCTAGTGGCGTATTACGGATGAAGCGTCATCCACCGCCTAGTCTCTGAACCTTCCTTACACGCTTGCAAGGCTTGGCTGCTGATTGTCTACAAGAGAGTTCCAGCAATTCATCCGATTTAACGAGCGCCATGCGTTCACAAAACGCTCGTGCATTACCTCCATGCCCAGTCCAGCACGGTTGAGAACATCAGCCCAGGTATTAACTACACGGTTCTGACTATCAACAATGGACTGATTGAAATTAAAGCCATTCAAATTGAAAGCCATCGTAGAAACACCAAGAGCAGTGAACCAGATGCCTACAACAGGCCAGCTAGCAAGGAAGAAGTGCAGCGAACGTGAGTTATTGAAGGAAGCATATTGGAAAATAAGGCGTCCGAAATAACCGTGAGCAGCAACAATGTTATAAGTCTCTTCTTCTTGACCAAACTTGTAACCGTAGTTCTGAGACTCATTCTCAGTGGTTTCACGAACCAGCGAAGAAGTCACCAGAGAACCGTGCATAGCACTGAACAGTGAACCACCGAACACACCAGCAACACCAAGCATATGGAAGGGGTGCATCAGGATGTTGTGCTCTGCCTGGAACACAAGCATGTAGTTGAATGTACCAGAGATACCCAGAGGCATCGCATCAGAGAAAGAACCTTGACCGAAAGGATAGACCAGGAATACAGCAGATGCAGCAGCAACAGGTGCAGAGTATGCAACGCAAATCCAAGGACGCATACCGAGTCGGTAAGAAAGTTCCCACTCACGACCCATATAAGCATAGATACCAATCAGGAAGTGAAATACAACAAGTTGGAAAGGACCACCGTTGTAAAGCCACTCATCCAGAGAAGCAGCTTCCCAGATGGGGTAAAAGTGCAGTCCAATAGCATTGGACGAAGGAATAACAGCACCAGAGATGATGTTGTTTCCGTACATGAGTGAACCAGCAACGGGTTCACGAATACCATCAATGTCTACAGGAGGTGCAGCAATGAAGGCAACAATGAAACAGATAGTAGCAGCAAGCAGGCAAGGAATCATTAGAACACCGAACCAACCGACATAAAGACGATTATCGGTTGAAGTAACCCAGTTGCAAAACTGTTCCCAAATATTTGATTGTGATTGTTGACGTGAAAGTGTAGCAGTCATTTGTTTAAATGAGTAGTAAGACCATCAGGGAAATGGTGGAGTTACTATTTCTCAGCACCCTTAGCTGAGATATGAGAGACGTTCTTATACACCCATAGGTCTCGGTTAGCGGGTGTTAGTAATGTTACAGAAAAGTTAAAATCCGTAACATTTGTTTACCTATTTATCATACTACGGTCCGTTACGTCTGTCAAGACCTTTCTGCTAAATACTTCCAGTGTTTATCAAAACATAAGAAAATGAAAAGACTTATTCTAGCCTTTTCGTTATTCTTCGCAATCCCAGTTAATGCTGCTGAAATCACATCAAGAATCACTGACTCCGTACAATTGAAAGTTGATGGTGCTGCTGTTCAATCAACTCGAATCGGTGCTTCGTATTCCGCTTCAGGAACTAATATCCAATCCACATCCTTTGGTGGTGTAGGTGGTGCTGGAACCTACGATATCAATACTCCAGGTCAAGCATTCTCATTTAGTGAGAGTTTCAATGCTGCTGATACTCCAGTAAATACACAAACAGTAACAAATGGTGTTATTGGAACACCAAATCTTTATGGAGATAGTGTAACTCAAGTTGGTGGTGAGAAAGGAACTCTCGCAGGAACCTTATCTCCAACTGGTGTTCCTACTGTAACTGCTGGTGGTGCAGGAACAAGTGCTACTGCACAACGTAGTATTGAACTGAGCGTATTCAAATGAGACATATCCTAGCAGGTTTATTCCTGTTAGGGTTCTGTTCTCCTGCCCTAGCAGAAAGTGTTGTGCCTAATTTTACGAGGGGCACAATCAATGCGACTACAGAATCTACTACAAGAATTGTAGAAGCAATTCGCCAAGTTGAATATACAACTGGAGAATCTTATACTGTAACTGGAACGAACATCAACATTCCTAGCACACCTCAAAGGGGTTCTGGGTATTCCATTATGACGCAAGGTGCTCCATTCCAGTTCTCGGAAACCTATCTCGGACCTGGAGTGGCCAAAGAAACATGGATAGATCGCACCACAGAAACTCAATCAACCACTACATCAATCTCTGTGTTTACCCAGTAATACTTATTTTATTGACTGCTTCTGGTAGAGCACAGCAGGCACCATCAAATACAAACATCGCAGGACCTTCAGCATCTGCTACTGGCAATGTAACAAACCAGGCAGTTCAGGTGCTTCAGGGTCCATATGCAATGAATACTTATGGTGGAGGCGTAAGTTGCCAGGGAGCAACATTTTCATTTGCACCTTTTGTAATTGGTAATGGAAATGCAAGTCAAGACCCAGAACAGTTTAGTTCATATTCTGGTAATGCTGGAGTATCAATGGGATTTAATATTCCATTGGATGGTTCATTACAAGAACTTTGTAAAGCAAGAGCAAGAGTTGAAATTTCGAGACAACAAGCAGAAACAGACAAAGCACGACTTGATTTTGAACTTGTAAGATTATTAAAGTGTGGTGAAGCAAAGAAATCCGGAATTGATTTCTTTCCAACAAGTCCTTACTATAAAGTTTGTGCAGACATTAACGTAGTAGTTCCACAACAAACTCCTACTTATAACGATGATTTAGTTGATATGTACAAACAAATGTCCCAGAAAATCAATGGAACCAATCAATACAATTGATACCAGTCAAGTAAGGATAATCGGAAATAATCCGATTAATGTTCCAAATTCAAACATTAGTCGGATTTCTGGTCCATCTGTAATTCCAACTGTAGATAAACCAATTCTTCAGCAAATAAATTCTCCAGTTGTTCGTGGTCTTGAAGTTCCTGTTATAAATGCACCAAATACAACTATACAATATCCAGTTGTAAGAGTTCCTACTCAAGCAGAATTTGATGCTTCCATAAGACCTCAACAAAAACAACAGGAACAACAACCTCCAGAAAAATCAAGAGGATTACCAGATCCTACCCCTGCACCTCAACTGCCTCCATCTGTTCAAACTCCTGCTATTCAAACTCCTGTTATTGAAACTACTAAACCAATTACAGAAGTTCCTGCAGATTTACCCAAACCTACCTTTACGGTAAATGGAATCGATATTAATTTACCTGATCCTTCTCTTGTTGCTACGGCTGGTGCTGTTGCAGTAGTTACCACTGCTGCAACAATGGCTTCAACAGCAGTCTTAAATGTTCTTAAGAATGCTGCTGAACCTATAATAAGAGAAGCGGCAAAGAATAAATTTAAAATTAAAATCAAACAAATCAAACCTGTTCTCCATTATGTTTTATCGGATGGAGGACATGTTGATGTATTTGAATACTCATCGGAAGGCACACGATTAGTCGCACAAACAGATAATGTAGAACAGTATATCCGTGACCAAGTAGATACCAATGCACTCTATGAGATAGAGAACAAAGTTATTATTGATGATGTGATGAAAGATAAATTCACAAAGGAGGGACAAGAGAGATTTAAAGGTCTCTATGCCCCACCGAAAAAGATTGCTAAGAAATTATCAGCCCGCCTTTCTTTTTGATTCTAGTAAAGAGAAATCTTTTTTCTTTGTTCCACCATCATATTCCCAAGCATATCCTTCATCAATCATTTGTTGATTAACAGACTTTTTCTTATTGACTGCGGATACTTCCTTATCACCAATAAAAAGATGTCCCAGAATTCTACCATACTTTTCGGTAGAATCTGGGAGTTCTGTTTTTACAATAACATCAGTTTGACCTTCTAGTTTCTTTTTAAGCCATTCTTTAACTTCAAGACCAAGCTTTTTCTCTTTAAGATCAGTTGTTCTGCTCTCTGGTGTATCGACACCAGCAAGACGAATTCTCTTAGTAAGAGAGATATCAAACCCCAAATCAATAGCAGCATCAATAGTGTCACCATCTACAACTTTAAGAACTTGTTTAATTCTGTAGATATAAGGATCCTTATCCATTAGAATGGTAATTTGAACTTCTCAGTATTTAGTTTAGGAATAGGTAACTTTTCAAATGCTTTATTGACTTGCTTCTCTACAACAGCACCAACAAATGCTTCTGGATTATCTAGAATCTTTTGTGCTTTCTGATAAGTAATATAAGCACACACACCAATCGCAGCACTAATGCTCAGACTTGTGATCGATAGAATTAGACTCAAATGTTTCATTTTTCATCTCCTCGTTTGCTAATTTTAGTATGTAGTAAATGATGTATGCGGTAAAGGCAAGTCCGCAAGACAATATTATAACTACTCCCCAAGGGAACTGGTCCATCAATACTTACCTTCTGTGCAATACTGAATTTTCTTATTTGGATAATATGGATACTTTCCTTCTTGTGGTTTCATATATCCACATCCAATTAACCAATCCATAGTCATTGGTGTAGGACGAATTTGATCCCAAAGAGGTCCCTTAGCACACATTTCAAGATGCCTTGCGGTTTGATTTAATTGTTCTTCTGCCCAGTTTGCATCTGCTTCCCAAGGAACTGCACGACTTTGCATCATTGATTCATATGTAAGTCGAGTTGATTTCATTATCCAAGTGGGAATTTCACTATCCTGATGCACTTGAGCCATAAAGGATGTTTGCAATCCACCACCCATACAATCCTGAACGACATGCCATCCTTCATGTCTCATTGTTCCTAAAAACTCTCTTGGATCTTTAAGAAGAGTTTCATTAACAAAGAAACGATTGTAGTTTGGTTTATATAATCCTACTGTCCTTGGAGTAAAATATCTTTCCGGTGCAACATAAACTGGAACATTTACACTATCAAGAGCGGTAATAATCCTTTTCAATTCCTCTCTGAATGGATCAAAGTCTGGATTTTTTAGTAATTCAGAATCCACTGAAAGTTTTTCTACACCCTCAGTGCATTCTAAAAGAATCATGCAACCCATTGCCTCTGCACTATAAGGTCTGACTGTAGGTTGTTTTGGCTCAAGTGATGCAGCAATTGCTGGAAGAGTTAAGGTTAAAGATAAACCGATTGCTGTGATGAATTTTTTCATTCATTACACCATCCTTCTTGTTTATGTATCCAGACTTTCAAATCTTTTACATACTTTCTCAAGATCTGGGCCTGTTCTTCATGCCAAAAATCACCCGTCTCCATATAAAGACGAGTGTGATTATCTATAGCTTTAAGTATTTGGTGGATGGGAGCATTCCAACACTCTCGTTTAGGAGTGTTCCATTCTCTTGGCATTGGTATGTAAATGTGTATATTTGATTATCGCCTAAAAATTCAATTTGACATAAATCAGGTCCAACTATCATGTGACCAATAATACTTAAAGTCACAAACTCAATCATTTTTTCTTGCCACCATTCTTTGCTTTGTTAGCATTGGCATTTCCCGAGTTCTGCTTTTTATTATTAGCAGAACCTGCTCCACCTTTTTTAGATTTATTTGCTGACTTTGCCATTATGCTCCTCCTGTACGGGGCTGTACTTGACCTTCTAGAACTTCAACTCTCTCTTCAAGAGTTGGTTCTGCAGCAGCAACTTCTGGTGCTGGTGGTTCTGGTGTAGGTTCTACTACGACTTCTCTACGTGGTTCTTCTTTCTTTTCATCATCATCACCCTTCTTCATTGTGTTAATACCAAAAGTAGCAGCAGATGCAGTAAAAACAGTAGCAATAAAAGTGGGGTCCATCTTAGATAGAGCACCAGCATAACTAGCAGTAAGAAGAGCGGCAGACCAACCCAAAATCGCAATACGAATAACAGTACTCATACACTTTTCTCTTTTGTTTGGCGTATCCATCAGTCCTTGTGATGATGTCTTTGTTATTTAGGATTTTAGAACTTAAATTTAAGTTTCGCAGACACCACTGTATTAGAAACTCCATCATTTATTTGATGTATTCCTTCAACGATTACCATTTCCTTATAATCAACAGAAGCATTTGCCTCAATCATTCCGCTGGTTTCATAAGAACCACCGACAGTTATGCCGAATAAATCCTTTTTCTTACCACCAAAACGATGTGAAATATTTAGACCAACCTCACCAGAATGTGAAGTTTTGTTTATAGCATCAACTGTTCTTCTGGACTGAATAGAACCAGTTTCAGTAAAACCATCTCTCTGATAATTACCAACAGTGTATCCAACAAATGGAGTGATGTTCTTATTGAGATGCCAGAATAATCTGTTATTAACAAACCACTCTTTTCCTTGTGTTGAACTTTCGTTTCCAAAGATACCCTGAACATTTCTGGACACATTATATTTGTTCTGAGAGAAACCAACATTTGTTAAGAGTGATGTTGTATTTCCACGGAACATATTGAAGAAACCATAATGGTTCTTAAGAAGTTTAGAAGTGCTATCAACACCATCTAAATCAATATTCACATTATTATATTGTCCACCAATAGTCCAGGTTGGTTTGATATCAATTTCTAATCCACCACCGATAATCAGAGACTTACCATTATATCCATAATCACCAGAAGACCAAGCATAGTAGTTATTGCTGAATACTCTTACTCTGTCTGAATCTGGTTTAGATGGTTCATGAATAAGAAGGTTTTGTAATCCACCACCAATTTTATCTAAAACATCATGTTGGTCTGTGCGTCCAGAAAGAACATCATGAGTATTCTTAGTATCAACAGAAAGAAGTAAAGAACTTATAACAGTTCCATCACTATAAGTATCTTGCTGCAATAGAGGAGTTTGACTTGTAGTTGCGAAATCTCTTCTAATCTTTTGAACTCCATCCTTCTCAGATGTCTTATGAGTTACTTTAGTAGTAACAACAACTGGAAGTCCTGGTGCAGGAACAATAACAGAGTTTAATAATGTTGGTGGTTGTGGTTCAGGAGTTGGCTCTGGTGTAGGTTCTGGTTCAGGAGTTGGCTCTGGTGTAGGTTCTGGTTCTGGTGTTGGTTCTGGTTCAGGAGTTGGCTCTGGTGTAGGTTCTGGTTCTGGTGTTGGTTCTGGTGTTGGTTCAGGTGTAGGTTCTGGTTCAGGAGTTGGCTCTGGTGTAGGTTCTGGTGTAGGTTCTGGTGTAGGTTCTGGAGTTGGTTCTGGTGTAGGTTCAGGAGTTGGTTCTGGTGTAGGTTCAGGAGTTGGTTCTGGAGTTGGTTCTGGAGTTGGTTCTGGAGTGGGTGCTACTTCATCAACAGATGGTGCATCTGGATTGTTTGGAGCAACAGGAGTAAATGTTTGACCGTTCTGTGTTGTAGTTCCAGGCTGACTATCAACTAAAAGAACTGGAGAAAGTGCAGTGTCTCCAAGGTTGAATACTGCAAATCCTAAGAGATAATCACCATCAGATCCTACTTGATATGTTGAATACTGCCATCCAGTAGAACCATAAGTTCCAGTTGAATAGTCACCAGTTCCTGGATTAGTAAATCCAAGCAGTGCGTAGTTTTGAAGTTGATTATTAACTGTTACTGTTGGAGATGAACCTGTTCCTTGATAAACAAGTGATGTAATAGAACCGTCATTGAAAGGAACATAATCAGTTCCAATGTAGTTCCATGACATTGTATAAACTGTTCCGGTTTGCAAAGTCACTGACTTTGTAATCCAAGCAGCATCAGTGGGAGTTGGATTTCCCAATCCAGATGCTTGTTGTTGTTGGATGAGAAGATCTTTGATTGCTTGATTTTCCGCTTGTGTTAATCCAAGTGCTTGTGTTGCTTGGTTAAATGTTGCTTGACCATTTGGTTGCAGTGCAGCACCAGCATCTCCGTATGGCGCAAACTCCCAAGTAGATGGTGTTACTGCTGGTTGATAATATGGGTTAGGAGATCCATCTTGCAGCGTTGGACTTCCTACTGCTCCATGAGAAGGTGCATTGAAGATTACTGGATTATCGACAACACTAACACCTGTTCCCTGTCCCGTGATTGTGCTGTCCAATGTTCCTGTTTGATTTCCAGTATTCCATCCAGAAGTATTTCCAGACTCAAAATCTGTACCAGAAATTGTATCTGCGAATGCCGTTGGTGCTCCCATTAAAAGAGCAGACGCTACAGCAAGCGCCTTTGAAGCGTAAGACATATAAAAGTCCTCTATGACTTAGTGTGTACTAAACGAAACAAACTAATGTTGTTTAAAAGTAAAGTATTCACCAAGTCACAGAGGACTCGGAGTATGTAGATTCAGATCATTTAAGATCAAGAATCAGATATGATTGTAACTATTTATCCTTTTTTCCAGGATTCGCCTTCTGCCTTTCTTCTACGAGCAAGACCTGCCTCAACATTAGAACCAGGATTGCGGTAGAGATAAAGAGCATCAGGAACTAGGTCCCACTCTTTATTCTTCAGGCGTTTAGTAATAGTATTAAAGTTATCACCGCCGTAAAAACCGGCACCAAGATTATAAGCAAAGCTGAGCAGAGCGCCTCTTTTTCCATCAGACATTTCATTCCAGTGTGGGATTTTGCGAAGTGCAGGAAGAAACTCATTCTTACATTGTTCAATCAGAAGTGTATCTGCTTCCTGTTGAGTTAGTGTATCACCAAGTTTAAAGTGAGAACCATCCTTCTTACGGGTAGAACCCCAACCGATTGTGATTGGAAGTCCTCCAGTAAGAGGATCTGGATATGCATTTAAATGGCATCCTTCAAACTCTTTGATTAATTTAAGTCCCATCATAGGAACATCATCACCACCTGTTACAGGAGCTGCAGCAGCGGGTGCGGATGCTGGTGCAGCACTAGTCTTTTTTCCGCGATAAATTTCTGCCCAATCAATGTTATCCTCTAGATATTTGACTGGGAGATTATCTTCTAACCACTGAACCGCTTTAACATGATTAGGGTTCTTCTCGTCATAGAACTTGAAGAAGTTATGTAAATCAATCCTTGCCATTTTGTCCTCCGAAATACTTTTGATAAAGATCGTTTGCTTCCTTATGTCTACCGTTATTTGTAAGATCCTTAATTACTTTAAGGATCTTTCTTTTAAAATTAGTCGAAGATCCTTCCCCATCCATCGTTGCCTCCTGGACACCAACGGTGCTTAAGAACTGCTTTGGTATAGATTGTTTTCTTACCGTTAGTTACAGGACCAGTATAATTATCGTTAAGTGAACCATAAGGATCATTTACATAATATCCTTTACCATCTGGGGTCTTACCAATTACAACACACATGTGGCCACCAGTAGGCGCAGATAAAGAACCGCGATGCAAGATACCAATAACAACAGGTTTCCCAGCATCAAGACTCTTATCAATATCAGCAAAAGAAAGATTGTAACTAAAGTGCGACTTAATACCATAACCAGCAAGAACTTTTGTTTGAACTGCGTGGTCGGTTGTATCGCCAATAGCAAACACTTTCTTAACATATTCATCATCGCCTTTGATGCTTCCTGGCTTGAGGAAAGCAAGACACATAGCACATGATGAACTGTTACAAGTTCTATGTGCATCTCTGTAGTTATCTACTTGATTGAAGTAGGGTACTGCAAGAACTTCTGGAGTTGGTGGTTTGGTTCTAAAAATTCCGATCCAATCAGTCTCTGCGTCATCTAAAAATTGAGCAGGTAGGTTATCCTCTAACCATTGAACCGCTGCTACGTGATTCGCATTACTATCATCATAAAATTTAAAAAAGTTATGAAGATCTAGCGTCATTGGATATTACTCTAAACACTCAGATATTTATAAAAAAAGCGCCTTTTAGGCGCTTTGATTATTTTCAAGAAGTAACAGTTTCGCGAACTGTAGATTTTACATACTCAAGAACTTTATCTGGAGTACTTTCTTCATATGGATCCGAATCGGCGTTGTCACGCATACCTGCCTCAAGGAAAAGTTTACTGATGATTCCATTGTCCACAACCATAGCATAACGCCAAGAGCGATCTCCGAAACCAAGGTTAGACTTGTTGACAAGCATTCCCATAGAACGTGTGAAATAAGCATTACCGTCTGGAATGAGTTTTACTTTTTCAATGTTCTGGTCTTGTGCCCAGGCATTCATTACAAACCCATCATTAACAGAGATGCAGTAAATAGCGTCGATGCCACTACCAATAAAGTCGTCGTATCTCTCTTCGAATCCAGGAAGCTGATAGGAACTGCAAGTAGGAGTGAAAGCACCAGGCAGACTAAACAAGACCACACGCTTTCCATCGAAGAGTTCTGAAGTAGTACGAGTTACAAATTCCCCATTCTCACGAAATACAAATTGCACTTGAGGAACTTCATATTGTTCTTTGCGCATTTTAACCTCCATAATATTTTTCTTTTTCTTAAAAATGTTAAACATCAATTCACCAGATTCCGGGGATTATCTGTCCGGTGAGTGCATAGGAACCCATTGCGGCAACAATACCGATCATTGCCAACCAACCATTAATGCGCTCACTGCGCTCGTTAAAAAGATTTTTCATTGTTTTTCTTCTTTAGTTTACTTTAGAATAGATAGATGTTTCACCATAATCACGGTGAATTTTGTAACCAACAACTGCACCCTTAGTATTCATAAGTGCAGGCATAAAGACAATTGTGAAGAATACTGCTGGTGCTCCAATAAAGAGAGCAGCAACAATCACATAGTAAGTCAGCAATTCAACTAGAGAGTGTTCCATTATAAGAGTGTTGTTGTTTGAGTTCAGGATTTGGTTGTGAAGGAACAACTGGATTCCTTGATTTGTTTTTAATTACGATGAAGGCATCGTTTTGATAGGACACTGTTCCAGAAGGTTTTGCCCATTTTGGGTTTGCGTTTGGACTAGTAGCAGTTCCTGTGACCGCTACACCACCAATTTCAACTGAGATGTCATCGTCTTTATCCCATCCAAGTTCTTGTAGAGCAATAGCAAATTGTCCCAGCATTCCAGGATTACTCATAACGTTCTCCTCTGGTTCAAGGTTACCAATCACAGATTCTCTTCCTGTTCAGTGAGAATCACACAATCACTTGTGGGATAAGCAACGCAAGTGAGAACCCAACCTTCTGCTTGTTGATCATCATCAAGGAACGATTGTTCTTCGTTGTCAACGGTGCCAGAGATGAGTTTGCCTGCACAAGCGGAACAAGCGCCTGCCTTACATGATGAAGGAAGGTCAACGCCTGCCTCTTCTGCTGCTTCGAGAATGTATTGGTCATCAGCACATTCGATAGTGGTTTCAGTTCCATCAGGAGATTGGAGAGTGACATTAAAAATGGTCATTAGTAAGTCTCACAAAGTTTTTCTACGGATGCTGCCAACAGAACGAAGAAGGCAA